GACCTTGCATCAGACCCAAGATCTTATCGTCTAAAGCTATAATACCAGTTGGCACATACTGATGCTCAGGTGTGTCAGTATACAAACTAATGAAGTCATCAGTACTGTTAAGAACATTCTCAGGTGTATACTTCTTAGCATTCCACCAAGCACTCTTAAACTCTGCTGCTGCATTATTGGTCAGGAACTCGTTAGCATCCTTGAACTTGTCATGTGGTACACGGTAGACCTTATTAGGGAACAGTTTAGCCATACGATCAGCTACAGCATTACCAGCTTCGTCGTTATCTACAGATAGGACAATCTTATCGAAACTATTGAGCCACTCTGCACACTTCTCCCAGAGCTTCTTAGAGGGCGTAGCAGAGGGTAGAGATACTACAGGGTTAGTGTACTGGCTCTTAAGCATTTGGGCTACTGACAGAGCGTCTAGTTCACCCTCAGTGACTGTTACCATCTTAGAACTGCCAGCAGTAAACAGGTTCATACCGAATAGCTCATCACCCTTAAAGCCATCCTTAGTGTAGAATATCTTATCATCTAGTTTGCGTACTTTAATTCCCCCGCTGGGGTACACATATTCCTGACGATCAGAGTAAGTCTGTACGCCAAAGTCTTCCATAGTCTTAGCTGTGATGCCTCGCATAGCTACATAATTTCCACTGGCGGGGTCTTCTATACGTTTGGGCGTATAATCTATAACTGTACTCATACTATTATCATCTCTTTCCACTACTGGGTATTTGTCTTTAGCCCAATCAAACATCTGGCTTTTCGATGGGTAACCTCTTTCACATGCATGGCATCTTCCGTACCCATTGCTATTGTAGCTAAAGGCATCGGAAGAGCCACACGACACATATGGACAAGGCTGGTGCGCTGTCTCAGTCATGCGGCTCTCTCCTTTTGTTAAGCTCTTACACTTTTAAACTTGAACTCTTTCTGAGCTACTTCTTCTGGCTGGATAAGATCCTTACCAAACTTCTCAGGGTTTATCAGGTATTGATAGCCGACTTCCTTGTAATCGTAATTTCGCTTCACCCTGCCTTGGCCCTTCTCAATCTCAGAGTCCCTATTAGTGAAGAAGGACTCAGGGTCATTCTCAAGCAACCACCACATAGGCATCTGACGATCAAGCTCATAACTGTGGAATGTTGTGTTGAGCAATTTTACCATATCATCACGATCTTCATCCCACACTTTCTTACGGTGGGCATTGGCGTCTGAAGCACGAATACTTCTGCCACCCTTATTGATCAATAGATTCATATTCATAGGCTTACGGTTTTGTAGGCCATAATATTCTTTTGTCTGCTGATAAAAGCTGTTGCTGCTGTTTGTCATATCGGGTTCCTTAGTTTAAAGTTTTAATATTGGTAAGTGGAAGTCTTTCACATAGCTCCAGAAGTATACCTGACATCTTGTGAAGTGCTGGTATTTTGATATTTATTACATCCTCCTTTAACGCTAGGTATATTTGGTCTGTAACCTGATCACCATCAAACTTACTAATTAGTTGTTCCATAGATGCTGCAAAGTTAGTTGCAACGACGCCAATCTCGTAATTCTCAGTGCTTGAGATATGCTCTACAAGATCAAAAGTGTTATCCCTTTCTTCCATTTCTTTCTTCTTCTTTTCAAACCTATCATTGGCTATCTTAGCTGCCTCGACAGGTTTAATTTCATTATTCTCTACTTTCTCTTTCAAGTCAGCATTAGATTCGTCTTCCTGTACAGCCTTGTAACCTTTCTTAGCTTGCTGTACTTCTTTTACCTTAACGGGTTTATCTGACGATATAATATCCTCTATAAGTTCGTCAGGTACAGATGGTGCTGCTAGTTCGTATAGGACTGTAACAGGGAGCCGTTGCGACATAAATGTCGTATCGAACCTGCGTCCTACCTGCATCATACGCTCCCGCATTTTTGAGTTAAGGTCAGGAAACTCTTTCGTACACCAATTGTGGAATTCAATATTACTGGGGTGCATATCACGACCCTCTTGTAATGCCTGACCTGCTTTTATGACACTTTCTACAGCCCCAGACAGATACTTACGAATATCCTTAGCTATATCATCCAAAGTTCTACTGATTACTGGCTGACTACCACTTAAGTCTAGCTTATCTAATTTACTAGCTATCATATTAACTCCTATCGTTGATACTTATGTCTTAACTTAAGTTAGACTTTCAGTAAAGGGACAATTACTAATAGGGATATTTTTCTTAAGTTGTAACATCACAAATTGTTACAGATCTTGTTAAGGGCATCACGTTCTTTCCTAGATACCCACATCTTGTTGACCTCAAGCATGTCAGCCACTTCCTGTAGTGTATGGTCTTCCCAGAATCTTAACCTTAAAACTTGCCACTCTTCTAGCGACAGATGATCTTTGGCTACAGTCAGAATGTAATTCTCGTAATCTGCCTTCTCGTATTCTTCTGCATGGTCAGGTATAGATGACGAAAACTCTTCGTAAGATACAGCCTCAGACGACAGAATATTCCTTAGCCAGTTAGCCCCATCTTCTGACATATTACCTGTTTCTTCGTCGTTAATATCATGTGACAAACGCCTAGCTACGTTATGTTTAGGTATACTAACAGGTTGTAGGCTTAAGTTAATGTAGTCATGCATGGCTCTATTAGCCTCACGATACAGTTTCGCTGGGTGTACCTCTGGATCTTCAGCCCTTAACTCTAAGCAGACTATAGCTCCCTCAGATACTATATCATCGAAGTCATTAGGCCTGTTATATTTGTGTGCTAACTTACGACACATATTTATCAGATCTTCATTACTTATCATAAAGGCCTCCTCTTAGGCTTGATAGAGGCTGACATAACCTCAGTCTTTAGGCATTGACCTATAGCATCCCTATCTATGGCATACACAGGCTCGTAATAGGCTGGTAGAGCGTCTCCACAGGCCCTAGCACTAGGGAAGATGATATTAGATTGTAGGTAGTCACCATTTAGCGTGTAGCTCAACACAAGGACAGTATAGAACAACATTATAAATACTCCACTACTCTACCTGTATTCCACCTCTTAGCCTCTCTCTCAGCTTCCTCACGGTCAGTAAATACCCGTACCTCAGTATCATACGTCCAAGGGTTCTCCTTCCTTACGAAAGTATATTCCCCCTTCTCAACCTCTATTTCCACTACATACCTACCCATCACTTTTCTCCTTCTCTAAGCCAGCCTTGATTAATGTTACAAAGCCTACGTCAAATATAGTCATAAAGGTTTCTGGGTCACACTCTACTTGTAGCGTAGCGCTACCATCCTCGTGCTCTTCTATATCTATTATTTTTATCATGTCACTCTTCATGGTTTATTCTCCTGCTATATCTACGAAATCTTTTATTGTAGGCACGTTTGATCTTCTTTACCTGTCCTGATTTCCATCGTAGGAACTTACGTGATTTACTTAGGGCATCATACTCATCACCACCCTTCATAGGTATACGTTTATTCATCTGTTATTCCTATACATGGTAATAGTATCGAAAGTTTACAGTACTTAGGGTATTCGTCATACGTCATAGCTATCAGCACTGGTGGAGCAGCTATCAGTAACGCTACAATAGCTGACGCCTTGATTGCACCATTAATGTTACCTCTCATTAGCAATCTCCTCTGTCAATGCCATCCAAGATACAGGAAACAAATCCTTCATCTCATAATAAATACTCCAAGCTACTAACTGTGTTTCATACTGTGTATCAGACTTACAACGTAAGTTACACATATCAGCAAATGCATCTAAGCTACCTGACCAGTACCACTCAGTCATCATAGACTGTGGCAGAACCATACGTGCTTGCTCTGGGCATACACCTAAGTCTAGTAGGTACTCATACTCTGTCAATGCAATCTCGTTAAACCCGTTGTCAGATACAGTTACTATTCCAGCACTGCCTTGCTTCTTGTCAGCACTACGCCCACGCCACTCAGTAGGCTCATAGAACTCAGGCTCACTATCCGTGTATCTTCTTGATATTTCGTTCCAACGCAGAAATTTATGTTTGACTAGCTGCCTAGCTACAAAGACTGGTGCCTTGATGTGGAATGATGCAAAGCAATGTCCAAAAGGTGACATGTGTTTATGCTTGGCTAAGTACTTAATAAGTTTCTTATCCTTATCTTTCATGTGTTGCTTGAAGCTGTAAGCATCTGACTCTTCGTAGTCCCACTCGCTTTCCTTACCAAAACTTACACGGGCTGCATTAACTACAGTCAAGTCATTACCCATGTTACCTTTATATGTTACATCAATCATTAGTACGGCACCTCTCCATTTTCATCACGGGGGTCATTATACCAAT